CATTGGCGGCATTGCAAGATTTCCAACATTAGGGGCGGGAGGCTGCGATGATATAAACGTGTCATATTCTGTAAAAGGAATATTACACTTGTTTGACACATAGGAGCCGCTTGTAGGAACTTGTTGTATGGTATCGCCTTGTGTTACTTGATTTTGACTATAGGCATCCTTTGTCTTTATTCTGCTTGTCGTCGTATATAGTTTGTCCACGGTATTAAATCCGATATTGATTTGTACTGCGTCTATGCCTATTGCATCAATTGGTAATGCTACTGAAGGGTCTCCTCTCGCAAACCAAAAAGGAAGAGGGGTAATTAAGGTTTGTTGGCCACTGAACCCATTTGATTTCGGTGTAAAACCGTTGTCCCAACGTCCAATCATACGATTCACGGTGGTTGTCTTTTCAAGAGGTGTTGTAAATTCATCCAGGACTTCTAAAAGAGTCCCTTCTATCGCATCAATAGGTGCTCCTCCAATTGTTAAAGAGGCCGATGTAAGAAGAGCATTGCCAACAGAATTCGTCCATCCAAAGGTCGGACCAGCAAAGGGGAGATTATTGGCGGTTGCCCACGCCCTCGCCGTCTCCTGTGTTAGAGAGATATCTGGCATAACTGTTACCAGAAATACCCGCTTGATAAGATGACCTCTTCTAGGTAAGGTTATTCTTGCCGTTGTCCCGAATGCCGGTTGATTATCAAAATCTACACGATACGTTTCTGTGGTAAACCGACCCGCTTTTATATATGATTTCTGGAAAACATCCATTTTTGGCTGCCCCTTCGGCGGTAACAGACGCTCATCTTGAAGACCTGATACTAGCATTTTTAATAAGCTTGCCGATGCCATCTGCTTGTGTCCTGAGTATTTCTTTAGAGCCGTCCCCCAAATCTTACTTTTAAGTTTGACTCCTAGTAGAATAAGAATGACCTTCTTTCACATATATTTAATTTTCTTAAAGGTGGCCTTCATAGTTCAGTTCATCTTGATTATTATGAAAAAACAAGACCATCACGGAATCGTGTTTATATTAAGTAATATGGTATTTAAGATATCTGTTGGCTTATTCATTATGATTTATTTTCTTTTACATGATGTTAAACACATGGAATATCTAGATAAAATGATTATTGGTTTTGCTGGAACAATTCTGATTTATGATGCATTCTATATTGATATGCCCAAGGCTCTTGCGATATATGAGATAAATTTCAGCCCGTATACGCTTATACGGGATATTATCAAAATTTAGAATAGATGCTAGTATTTATCTTTTTGGTGGGCGTCGTTGGCATAATCTTCTGAGATGGAACATCTGTCTCAGAAGTATATATTTCTTGATAATGCATGTTGTAAAAAGGACAACAAGGAAAGTAACTGCCATTCTTACAACATGCCTTAATAGGATAAGGATACGTGGGTATAATTCCGCTCAAGGCTTTCTCACGCTGGATACAGTGCTCAACACATATAATAGGCAAAGAAATTGGTAAGAAGCAGAGAGCACATGCAGAGCAGACGATTGCTTCTGCTTGCATTGGAAGACTTGTGTTAAATGGTGTGTTGGGAGTTCAATTTTTAGCTTTTTAACTTTGGAACATGGGATTCGCCATTCCATTCTGGAACCGCAGCCATTGAAGCGTTGTAACAAAGACTTTAACTTCCCACATATCATTTGGAATGAAGGCAATATTTAAGGTTAATCGAATTGTCTGAAGACGAGAAGCATTCAAGGTTCCTGATGGCTGGTGCTCACCAGGCAGAGAAGCGAACGAATATCCGTAAATAAAATTCTTATATGATGATATAGAAGAATGTTTCTTGGCTAGATGACTCCTGAAAAACTGCTCATCTGCATTCACAATTTCCACACCGTTAAATTGAATACTGGCAGATTTTAGAAGAGGGGTACGAGGATTATAAATAGGGTCTTCTTCTGCTTTTAACACAGCTGAATAGTTTGTCCATTCGCTTTTCTCAGAAATACCCTTGCGTCGAATAAACCAGAAAAACTCTTCCATAGGATGATTGACTTCTAGAGGAAGCTGAACCGTGATTGTGTCAGATGATGTCTTATTGGTTGCGTACTTGAGTGGCTCTTCAAACGAAAATGTCGAGACATCTCGCCTGAGAATCTCGAACGGTGTTCTCAAAATTCGCTGCCGCATTTCTCCATCGGTATTTGCCGCCTGAGTAACCAATTTAATTGCCTTGAAACTGGGTATTGATTCTTGCGCTCTTATAGTATTAGAAGAAGTATTAAGATAATTTGTAAGGGTAAAATCCAGACCAAGTGGAGTGTCTGTTACACAAGGGCGAGGAGAGCTGCGTTGTATACATTCATGAAAAGGCCTGAGGGTCACGTGAATTCGCACAGAACCCTCTTTACACGCTAGAAGCGGTAAGGCCTCCTTGAGTTTTATGCGTTTAAAAAAGAAGGGAAGCGGAATATACAAGGTTCGGTCCTGTGTTGGAAAAGGACGTAGTTGTGTGGGCTGGGAGAATCCAAGTCCATCTTGGGCAATTCCAAATTGTCGATTCATATCTTGTAAGTTGAAAAACACGTTCAAGAAATCGCCGTCTATCGTCTCAATCGTAGAATCACCGATTTCCAACTCTGCCTTTTCCACAATTACTGAGCCAAGAGCCTGGGCATATGCCCAGAAATCTGAGGTGATTTGGTACTTTCCTGATTCTAAACGCAAGAGTGTTGTCTCATCCAACCAATGTCCCAAATCTATTTGTAACATGGCGTTTAAGAGTAAATCTCCACATCCTACCGATTTCACATCAAAGGTGAATCGCTGGCCGAAGGCAGTTGGACCACGGAAAGGAAATTCTTGTACAGAAAGTGAAAAAGGGTTCAGTTTCTGATTTCTTGGCAACCACCAAGTTTTCTCGGCGCTCAAAGGAAAATATTCATTATCTTGAAAATCTCTCGGAGTTAAATCAAGAAGTGTTACAATATCTCCTCCTGCTCGTTCATAACCTACAAATAATTCCCGTTCAAAAGTATCTAAATAATTTGCTGATAAATCGGTAAGAGTCCCCATCTATTGGTGCCATGCATCTCAGTTAAATGAAAACAACTCGGCACCACCCTTTCCATCTGTTTGGAACTGTGCACAGCCTTCTTGGATAATGTTGAGCTGTGTTGTTAGATTGACCTGTGGTGAAGTGCCGGGATTCGTCAAATCAATAAAGAATGTAGGTTTGTCAGCAGTAGAAAAGTTCACAGCCCCTGCCCTATCAAATTCTGGCCGTCCCCTCGGAGTTACACCAAGAGTCCAATTCATCGTATTAATATCTATACCAGAATCACATTCCTCTTTAGCATAATTCGTTAAATCTCTCCAGACTTGTGCAGTCTGAGGGGCTTCTCTTTGCCCGCCTGCGATAGCCAAGGTAACTGTGTTAAAATATGGTTTGCCGGCACTTGTACTTACTGAATATAGGCGATTTGCTAAGATATCTTTTGTTGACCTGAAATACCATATAAGTCTGCTTGTCGGATGTCTCCCATCAATACGGCGTTTCACTTGAGATATTCCTCCTGCTAACACGGATGTGTATTCTAATGCGCTTTGTGTAAAAGTGTTCTCAAAGAGTCTGTTGAAGCGAACCTTGGTAGGAATCTTTTCTAGGGCTTGCTGCATTTCATTATCCACATAGACTTGTGTAGTTTCTAGTTGTAGCTCCATAGGAGGGATTTTCTCTCGTTTTAGTGTAGTGAAGGCTTGAGGAATTGTGGAAGCAGAAGTCTTGATAGTCATGGCTATATTCCAAGGAGTGGGCTTCTGCCTCTGGTCTGATGCTTCAACAAGGTCTTCTAGTTTTCTCAACTTACATCTCAGACGATAGGTGTGGCGCATGGCTCCTCGTTGCGGGAATCCTTGGTCTTTTCCCTGACAACCAATGAGGGGAAGCTCTAACCTTAGAAGAGGAGGTGTTGCGTTCTTTTGAATAGAAAAAGGTGTGCCATCATGGTCGCCAGTTTCTTCTACGTTAAGAAGACGTGTTGAGTACGTGCCAGAGTTTTTAGAGAGTGCCCATAAGGTATCACCGCTGAATTCTTGAAGTAGGATATTATCTTGGAAAAACTGGATATTTTCAAAAAGGAAATATGCGATTGCTTGGGTATATCCATAACTAACACCATTGACATCTTGGATAATTGATTTAGTATTTAGAGGTGCTTGTGTAACAGGTATCCATGTAGGGAGTTTTATTAATATAGATGGTTCTTTCATGAGGTCGCCGACAAGGTCAAAGAGAAATTCTACAGAGCGGCCAA